CTGCATATAACAATGCTGCATTAAAAGATGTTTTTCTTAATGACACTCCAGTATTAAGATCAACAGCAGATTCTACAAATCCACAAACTACAGATTTTAATTTTCAAGATGTAAAATTTACTCCTCGATTTGGCACTGGAGATCAAACAAAAATACCTGGAATTGAAAGTAGTGTATCAACAACAAGTGTTGGTGTAGAGGTTACTGCAAGCACTCCTGTTACTCGTCAGATAACAAATACTAATGTTGATGCTGTAAAAGTATCTATTACATTTCCACAACTACAGAGAGCTACTGATAATGGAGATTTATTAGGTTCTTCTGTTCAACTTAAAATTGCTGTTCAATATAATTCTGGTGGCTTTACTGATCTTATTACTGACACGATTAGAGGTAGAAGTGGAGATGCGTACCAAAAAGATTATCGTGTAAATATTACTGGATCGTTTCCTGTAGATATTAGAGTTAGTAGAGTTACAGCAGATAGCACAGATACTAATTTAAGAGACAGTTTTCAATGGACAAGTTTTGGAGAAATTATTGATGATGCCTCTACTTATTTAAATAGTGCATATAGTTCGATAAGACTAGACTCAATGCAGTTTAGTTCTATTCCTGCTCGTAAATTTAGAATTAGAGGAATAAAAGTAAGGATTCCAGGAGCAGGAGCATCTAGTTCTGGTACTCCTACAGTTGATAGTACTACTGGTCGTATTATTTATCCTGATGGTTATATATTTAATGGAGTTATGGGTGCTGCCGTATGGACTTCATGCCCTGCGATGGTGTTACTGGATTTGCTCACAACCTCAAGATACGGATTTGGAGATCATATAACAGATAGTTCTCTTGATCTTTTTAGTTTTGTCAATGCCAGTAAATTTGCTAATACTCTTGTTGATGATGGTGCTGGAGGACAGGAAGCTAGATTTAGTTGCAATGTAAACATTCAGAGTCCTAAAGAAGCCTTTTCTTTGATAAATGAATTAGCAGGAGTGATGAGGTGTATGCCAATATGGTCTGCTGGAACAATAACAATTACTCAAGATAAGCCTACCGATCCAAGTTATTTATTTACTTTGTCAAATGTAACTGAAGAAGGTTTTTCATATTCTGGTAGTAGCTTGAAAACAAGACATAGTGTTATATCTGTGTCTTACTTCAACATGGATAGTCAAGAAGTTGATTTTGAAGTAGTGGAAGATGCAACTGCAATCTCCAAAATAGGAACTGTAGTAAAACAGGTAAAAGCATTTGCCTGTACTTCAAGAGGTCAGGCAAGAAGATTAGGTAAAGCAATATTATTCGCAGAGCAGAATGAAAGTGAAGTTGTTGCATTTGCCACTTCCATTGATTCTGGTGCGGTTGTAAGACCAGGTGCGATTATTGAGATTCAAGATCCTGTAAGAGCAGGTGTAAGAAGAGGTGGAAGATTATCTGCTGTTACTTCTACTACTGTTGTTACTGTTGATGATACTGCTGCAACTGATTTAGCGGTAAATGCCAGTGGTAATCCTGTTGGAGATGCAACATTAGCTGTAATTTTACCCGATGGATCGTTTGAAAGTAAGGCAATCTCATCTGTCTCAGGTGGAACTATTACTGTAAGTTCTGCTTTTTCTCAAACACCTAATGTAAATGCAAACTTTCTTATATCAAATGTAACTACTCAATCTCAATTATTTAGAGTGATAACAGTAGAGGAAAATGACGGGATAAATTATGCGATTACAGCTTTATCTTATGTTGAAGGTAAGTATGCGTTTATTGAAGATGGCGAGGCATTAACAGCTAGAACTGTATCTAAATTAAATTCACTTACTGAACCTCCTTCTGGTTTAAATGCTGTTGAAAGAATATTTCCTATTAATAATCAAGCTGTATCAAAAATTGTTATTAGTTGGCAACCTATTGTCGGTGTTGTACAGTATCAGGTTAACTACAGATTTGAAGATGAGAACTTTATAAGTGAAAAGGTATCAAGACCTGATTTTGAAATAATGAACAGTAGAAAGGGAACTTATACGATTCAAGTATTTTCATACAATGTCTTAGATCAATTATCAGCAACTTCTACTAATTTAACTTTTGAAGCTGTTGGTAAGACAGCAGTACCACAGGATGTTACAGGATTACTTGTTGAACCAGTTTCAGATCAATTTATACGATTACGTTTTGATAAGGCTACAGATATTGATGTTACGCATGGTGGAAACGTAGTTGTCAGGCATAGTAACCTTACAGATGGAACGGGCACATTTACTAATTCTGTTGATATTATTCCTGCTTTACCAGGAAACGTATCTGAGACATTAGTGCCAGCAGTAGATGGAGAATATATCCTTAAATTTAGAGATGATGGTGGCAGACTAAGTTCTGGAGAGACTTCTGTTGTTGTAACTACTCCTGATCCTGTGCCTAAGTTACTTGTATTGGCAGATAGAGAAGATACTGATGCAACACCTTTTGCTGGAGATAAAGTTGATTGCTTCTTTTCTGACGATGTAAACGGACTTGTTCTTGGATCGTTAGAAACATTGGATGATGTAACTGATTTTGATACTATTCCTGATTTTGACTTTTTAGGTGCTGTTGATATTACTGGTGGTCATTATGATTTTGCTTCCAAGCTGGATTTAGGTGGTAAGCAACCACTTAGATTGAAACGTCATTTTGTCACGCAGGGTTTTTATCCTAATGATCTGATTGATAAGAGAACAGCAAATATAGATACCTGGACAGACTTTGATGGTGCTACTGCTTTTGATGTCAATGCAAAACTACTGGTAGCAACTACTGACAGCGATCCAGCCACATCTGATTCAGCTATCTACACGCAATCTGGAACGACAATAACAGTAACAAAATCTAGTCATGGATTCAGTATTGGTACTTTTGTTGATATTGATTTTACAAGTGGTGGTGCAACTGATGGATATTTTGAAGTTCAATCCGTGCCAAGTAGCAGTACTTTCACTGTCACTGCCTCATCTAGTGCAACAATATCAAGTAGCAACTGCAATATTGGAGCAGGATTTACTAAGTTCAACACACTCGCAAATGGAACATTTATTGGTCGAGGCTTTAGATTTAGATGTCAGATGGATTCAGATGACCCTGCACAATCTATTGAAATAGATCAATTAGGCTATACAGCAGAGCTTGATAGCAGAACTGAAACTGTAAATACTGCAATAGCATCTGGTACGTCAAGTAAAGCAGTTACGTTCCAACACGCTTTCTTTACAGGAACTTCTGAACTTGGTGGATCTACTTCTGCTTATTTGCCTAATATTGGAATTACTATAGAAAATGCCCAGGCTGGAGACTTTTTTACTTTGTCTAGTATTTCTGGTACAGGCTTTACAATTAATGTAAAAAATAGAGATACTTCAAATAATGAGACTTTTGTTAATAGAAATTTCAAATATGCTGCAACGGGATTTGGACGTGGTAGTTAGAGTTGAATTAAGATATACTTAGAT